GTAATGTATCTTGAATATATCGAGGGGATTGTCCTCCGAATGCTTTCCATTGAGCATCTAATCGATCTCGACGTTCTTGATCATTTATTAATGTATTAGGTAATCCGAATTGATTTTCCCACGCGTCGAGCTCCCTTGTGGTTTCAGGGAATATATCAAGCCATACATTATCGAAAAATTCGTTAACATCTTCACCAATTCCCGTAAGCCCTTCAAAAAATTGACGAAGTTTTTTATCGATCGTTAATTGCCACGCTCGCGCATTTGGTAATAAATGTTTAAATATTCGTAAAAACATTAACTAAATACCACAGGTGTAGCGAGTTTAGCTTTTTCGCCCGGTTGTAATACATAAAGTTCGAGGCTACCCGCGAGCGTTGTTTCGACGAATATAACTGTCGTAAATGTTCCGTTCGCGGCGGAAACAATATCTTCGACAAGTCCTATTAATGCTGATCGAGTTATTCGATCTTGACGTGGGGGTATAGTTAATCCGTCGATAAATGGTTCAGCATCGAGAAAAAATTCAGTAATAGCGGTACTAATATCGGCTTGTACTGTTGCTAAATTATCAGCAACTAAACCCAATACATCGCAATCAAAACCGACGCGAGTAATAGGGAGGGTATTCGCTAAAGCGTTAGCAGGGCGACGACTTGCGAGCCCGTTTTCATCTTCATTAATAGAATCTAATACGGCTTGTAATTGCGCTGTGGTAGGTATTCCATCAGGATCGCCCGAACTTTCCGGAGTTGCTTCGACATAGACATCAACTTGACCCGGATCATCGCTTGTATAAGGGTATACATTAACAATACCGGCGACTTCTTCGCCCCATAATTCATAATCGGCATATGCGCCGCCTTGCGGTAATTTTTGAAAACGATCAATTATACGTTGACGATATGCTTCGGTACTTTCAGCATCGGCACCCGTTACGACTTGAGAATCCACAATGGCATCACGGGCGACGTTAGCTAAAGGATTAGCAAAAGAAACAATCGCGCCGGGATCTAAATTACCAATAGTACCCGCACCACCGCCACCTGTTTGATCGGAAACGGCTCTAATATTTGCCTGTACAGTTGCGGCATCAAGTGCGACAGCGCCTATCGTAATATAAGTCACACCATTAAGCGCCCCGACTAATTGAGTACCTGACGGAAGTGTTCCGACTTGATTTTCGACAGTAATATCGATCAATAATTCGGCTTGTGTGGCCGCCACAGGGTCGCCGATACCGATTAAACGACCCCATTCAACCAATGGAATAATAGTTTTACCGTTGACAGTGGTTTCATTTGCGCTCGCAGTCTGTACAAATATTTGCAGGAACATAAACCCGCCGTATTTGTACAATAATATAAAAACACCCGCTAATACTTTAGCTAATACGCGTAAAAATGATTTCGGTAATAATGGGATCGTTTGATTAAGTGACGCTTCAAGCTGCGCGATAATGTTATCGCTAATTTGTCCCGTTGTGGGTGTTGTTAAACTCATGAGGAAACCTTCCAATTTTCTACAAATTCGAAACTAGACTCCTCGCCTAGTGCGTCGATATTAATAAGTATTTTAATTTTATTTAATCCCGGAATACTAACAGCTATCGTGACAGACGATGCGACTTTCTTTTCGATAAACCATGCTAGATCACGGTTCGCAGCATCTTCGATACGACGTAAATTACCTGTCGTCGCGGGTATTGATTGTAATAAATGCTGAGTTTCGCTTCTATATTGTTGGGCCGGATCAATTTCGTCAAGATTTCCCCAATAAGTAAACCCATTTTCGGATAAACCGTCGTCGTCTTCATTACCTCCAAATAATGACAAATAAGCCGCCGTTTCTAAACCGCCAGACATTTCGACGAGTCCGCCTTCGACATTAATTTCGCCGTTATCGTCTGTCTGAAATAATAATACGTCGCCTTGTTGCATTATTGATTAGGTCCTGTATTGCCCGGTGGTGTACCCGCTAAATGGTCATGTCCGGCTATTTCCTTACCTGCTAAAATTAAACTATTAAGTATTGTAAGGATTCCCGCTGCGTCTATCTTAACACCATTAATCAAAAAGTCACCGTTTGCCTGTAATTCGAGCGAACCATTAGCGTTTGATAATATTCCCGAACCATCATTTTTAAGCCAAATTTCAATTACGACCGCGCCAGTATTCGCATCGCGGGCATAAATTCGTTTGTCTCCTTGTTGTGCTTGTGGTGTATTTATTGGATCTACATATCCGATAACAGCTTCACCACCGGTACGAGGGATATCGTTCGTAACCACATAATCGGTTTTTAATGGGAATGAATCGTCCCCGGCGGGTGCGAAATGTTCAGCGGTAACATTAGGACCACCACCCGGATCGATTTTAACGTCTGATATTTTAGCATCATTTCGCGTTACTCGAACGAATGATAATAATTTCGCTATTCGTCCCATGGTAAAACCTCCGGTAATTGTCCACTAAATGAACCGGGAATAATGAGATCTAATGTTGCGATTTCTGCCGTATCATCTTTTTCAAAATTAACCGATCGAATAATAAATTCGTATTCATTGTATATCATCGCATCGGGCGCGGTTAATTTAATCGTCGTATTCGGTTTCCAGATATTACCATTCGGATCACGCCATGTGGCGACATCGATAGTATATGCCGCTAGATTTCCGAACATTCGACCCATTTTAGCCTGTACAGCGGCTTTGACATCAGCTTTTGCCGCATCAGGTACCGTAAATATAAGCGGACGAATAACACCTTCTAAACGCTCATTTTTGACCGTATATTGTGAACCAGATAAACCAATTTCGACGGATTCTAAACCCGTTAAATGACTGTAATATTCTTGAGGACTAAAACGAGGGGTAACAGATAAAAGCGGCGGTTCGCCTTGCTGAAGTCGTGCGACAGGACTTCCAATAGAGATCGATTGTTGAAATAGTAATTTTCCGCGTTCAGTACTCGATATAATTAAATTCCGTTGTTTTGCTAAATCAATAAGAAACGATAATATTTTCGTCGTCGGTTTTGCTGCGACGCGTTCAAAAATAGCACCTTGATCAGAATCAAATTGAACACCTAATCCAAATGATGTAATCAATGTCGTCGATATTTCTTGTAATCCCTGATTATTAAATTCTAGCGGAAAAGCACTCGCGGGCGGTGTACAATCATTAAGAACACCCGGCAAGGAATAACCACTCACGGCGATTATTTTCCGACCATTTTCTAACACAGGATTAATCGTAATCATTGTACCGGTAAAAATAGGATCACCGCCTACAGTAACCACAATGGATTTATACGAAAATGGTCGGAATATTTGACGAAAATTAGGAATATTAGATTCGAACGGTGCACCAAATTCGACAGTATCCATCGCATCGATAGATCGAGTTAATCGGATTTTATCCCAAAATCGAAACCGTTTACCGTCGATTAGAACGGCTACTTCGTTAGAATTATCCGATATTGTTTTTTGTTGTATATTTTGAGGAGCATCCGGTAATACTGGAATAATTAAATTAATTCCCGCTGTTAATGGTTCGGACGCACCCGGATTCGCTTTTGCAATACGATCGGCTTCGAGTTCGGTCCCATATTTTTTACGCGAGATTAATTCGAATGTATCACCGGTTATGACTTTATACGTAGAAGACAACTTCGCGCCCTCTCGGTAATTCTTTAATTTCATCCCCACTTAAATTATTTGAATTAATGAAAAAATCATATTGGTCGTCCGTTTCTCCATATAATTCAGCAACAAGATCGATAAAAGTTCGATTACGATCTAACACGATTCGACGTTCTTGTTTGAGTGAAAATGATATTTCAACTAAAAAACCCGCAGCAATGGCGACAGCTTCTAATAATTGTTGATACGATTTACCGGTGTCGATTTCTGATAATGATTGAAAATTAGCATCACGCCATGCAATCAGATCAGCGAATTGATTTAGAATAATTTCAGCGGCTTCTAATGCTTCGGTTTTTGTCGTGAATTGATTATTAACCACGGAAATAATCGAACCAGTAATATAAGTCGAGGCATATAAATCATTTGTATGGAAATCATTCGAATTACGAGAATCAAGTCCCGGTGCCGCGATATTATCATCACCGGTAATAATTGAATTCGCTAAATTAATATATCCATCGAGTCGGGCTTCAATATTGGTTAAAGCTCGCGCCGGGGTTTGTATCATTTGTGTCGTTTGAAATGCTAATGTTAAAGGCTCCGAAACGAGAATATCAATACCGGAATTAATCGAATCAGTTATCGCGTTAAATTGTTTTTGTACATCATTTTGAGTATCGGCGATAGATTGCAAATTACTTTTAACATTGTCTAATAATGCTTGATATGTATTTTTAAAACTTGATTGTTCAACAGCACTATCGAGATCGGTAATTTCTTCGAATTCTTCTGCCGCAGCATTATTATATTCATCGACAGCCGTTAAAACTTCACTTGATGGATCAGTTTGTGAAGCGGGATAAATTAATCCGATAGTTTCCCAGAATACGACTTCGATTATCGCTTGATTAGCCGCTGTTTTAAGATCGTCGCGTCGAGTTATGGTACCAAATGGTACAACATCAATTACACCGTATATAGGAT